AAAGGTTGGGAAGCAACTAAATCAAACGACGAATCGGAAACACCTACCAAATACGATTGGAATGGCACAGCTTGGGTGTCCGAATAGGAGGACACTTAAATGCCTAGAGGCGGCGGTACATCAAACGGTGGAGTAATTGGAAAAACGAATAGAACTTCGTTTGGAAAATGCACTCAAACAGTTCATACATCATCTGGAACAAAAACTTTTCAAACAGGCACAAGAGCAGTTAAAGCATTAATAGTAGCTGGTGGTGGATCTGGCGGAAGCGATCAAGGTGGTGGTGGAGGTGCTGGTGGTCTTAGAATAATTTGTGAAATACCTTTAACAACAAACTCTGCTCCAATTGTTGTAGGAGGAGGAGGCACAGCAACAGCTGCTGGAAATGATTCAACAATAGTAGGAACTTGCGGACCGGTTTTTTCATCTGGTGGAGGAGCACAAACTGCTCCAGGTGGATCAGGTGGTGGTCAATATGCTGCCTCTGGATCTGCAGGAAGTGGTAATAAAGGAGGCTTTTCACCACCAGAAGGAAACAATGGTGGAAATGGTGGTATTATACCAGGATGTAGTCAAGCTTCTGGAGGAGGTGGTGGCTCAGGAGGAGTTGGTGGTAATTCTAGTGGAACAAGTAATGCAAAAGTAGGAGGTGCTGGTGGTAACGGAACAGATGTAAGTCCACAATTTCCAGGAGCTCCAAATTCAGGTGTTTATGCTGGAGGTGGAGGTGGTGCTTCAGGTGGACCAGGAACATCTGGAGGATCAGCAGGTCCAGGAGGTGGTGGTGCTGGAGGAACATGTTCTGGAAGTGGAAGTGCTGGTACAACAAATACAGGAGGCGGTGGTGGAGCTGCTGGTAATCCCCCTGCACCGTCAGCAGGCTCAGGTGGTTCAGGAATAGTTATTACAAGAGAATTAAATAAAGCAAGTGGTGTGTGGTCAATGCAAAGTCAATTTCAAGCCAAGTCTCAAGGAACATGGCCTCAATTTTTAGTACCTATAGATTATTTAGTAGTAGGTGGAGGTGGTACCGGTGGTGGTGGAGCTGCAGGTAACAGAGCAGGTGGTGGAGGTGGAGCCGGAGGTTATAGAGCTTCTGGTTATGGCCCAAGTCCATTACAAGGATCTGCACTGCAATTAGAAATAGGACCTTATGATATTACAATTGGAGCTGGAGGAACTGGAGACAGTTCGGGATCACAAGGTGGAAGTCCTTCAACATTTTCAACTATTACTTCTAATGGAGGTGGTGGAGCTAATAGTGCTGGTGCTTCTGGTGGTGGTGATAATTTTACAGGAGGACCTCCAGGTTCAGCTGGTAACACTCCTCCAACAGATCCTCCACAAGGTAATCCTGGTGGTGGTGGATTTAACGAAGCTACTGTCCCAGGAGTTTTTGCTGGTGGTGGAGGTGGTGGAGCCCTATCAGCTGGAAGTAATGCTCCTCCTAGTGCTGGTGGAGCTGGTGGTGCAGGTGCACCAAATACAATTTTAGGACCCGCTACAACTTATGCTGGAGGTGGTGGTGGAGCAGCCCAAGGTGATAATAAAACTGCTTCTCCTGGAGCTGGTGGAGCCGGAGGTGGTGGTGCAGGTGGTAAATCAAATACTGCTCCTTCAACAAGTAATGGAACTAACGGAACAGCTAATACTGGTGGTGGAGGTGGTGGAGCTGCTAATGATAATGGTCCGGGAGGAAATGCAACTCAAGGTTCAGGTGGATCAGGTATAGTTATTGTTAGAGCACCTAGTGCTACTACTTTAGCAGTATCTCCAGGAACAAATTCAACATCTACACACCCAGGTGGTGACAAGTTAGCTACATTTACAGTTTCTGGGACATTGACAATATCATAAGGAATGTTATATTAAGTTTATAAAGATATATGAACTTAACTAATTATTACTGGTACTTTCAATCAGCAATTCCTCATAGGATTTGTGATGATATTGCTAAATACGGAAAATCTTTACAAGATCAAATGGCAGTTACTGGTGGGTATGGTGATAAAAAATTAAATCAAAAACAAATAAAAGATTTAAAAAAGAAAAGAAATTCTAATATTGTTTGGATGAATGATAGGTGGATTTATAAAGAAATACAACCATATATTCATCAAGCAAATGCTAATGCTGGCTGGAATTTTGAATGGGATTTTAGTGAATCTTGTCAGTTTACAAAATATGTAAAAGGACAATACTATGATTGGCATTGTGATAGTTGGGATAAACCTTATATAAGACAACATCCCAATGATCCATCACATGGTAAGATTAGAAAACTATCTGTTACTGTAACTTTATCTGATCCTAAAGAATATAAAGGTGGGGAATTAGAATTTGATTTTAGAAATTTAGATCCAGATAAACCTAGAAAACCAGTTAAATGTAAAGAAATATTACCTAAAGGATCTTTAGTTGTATTTCCATCATTTGTGTGGCATAGGGTGTGTCCAGTAAAAAGTGGAGAAAGAAAAAGTTTAGTCATTTGGAACTTAGGATGGCCATTTAAATAAAGGAAAAATATGAAAAAGAAAAAAGCTAAAGTTAAAAAACAAAAAATAAAAAAAGAAGTCGTAAGTTATCCAAAACAATTAACCTTAGAAGAATATTTTAAATGTCCCATATGGTTTGCAGATGAACCTAAATTTGTAAATAGTTTAAATAAAGCATCAGATTCATATATTGAAATATCTAAAAAAAATTTAAAACCAGCTATAGATAAACGTAATAAAAAATTTGGTGATAAAGGTGATATGGGTCATGTATTTCATTCTACATCATTAATAGGAGACTCTAAGTTTGCGGAGTTACAAAATTATGTAAGTGCAACTTCACATAATTTATTAGGTGAAATGGGTTTTGATTTAACAAACTATCAAGTATTTACTACAGAATTATGGGTACAAGAATTTGCAAAAAAAGGTGGAGGACACCACACTTTGCATACACATTGGAATGGTCACATATCTGGTTTTTATTTTTTAAAAGCAGATGAAAGCACTTCTTTACCTTTGTTTGAAGACCCAAGACCAGGTAATCTTATGAATCTTTTACCAGAAAAAGATAAGACAAAAGTAACACACGCGTCATCACAAATTAATTATCAAGTAAAACCAGGTAGAATGATATTTTTTCCATCATATTTACCTCATCAGTACATTGTAGATATGGGTTATAGTCCATTTAGATTTATACATTGGAACTGCCAAGCAATACCAAAAGGAGTATTAAATGTCGTTTAAAAAAAATAAATACACAGTGTTAAAAAAAGCTATCTCACCAGAGCTAGCAGAGTTTGTTTACAAATATTTTTTAAATAAAAGAAAAGTTGCAAAATTTTTATTTGATCAAAGATATATATCGCCTTTTACAGAATACTTTGGTGTATGGAATGATAATCAAGTGCCAAATACTTATTCACATTATGGTGATCTTGCAATGGAAACTTTATTACAAGAAGTAAAACCTGTAATGGAAAAACATACAGGATTAAAGTTAAGTGAAACTTATTCTTACGCAAGGATTTATAAACAAGGAGATGTATTAGCTAGACACAAAGATAGATACTCATGTGAAATATCTACTACATTAAATTTAGGTGGTGACTCATGGCCAATATATCTTGATCCAACAGGTAGAAAAGGTCAAGCTGGTATTAAAGTAGAATTAGAACCAGGAGATATGTTAATATATTCTGGCTGTGATCTTGAACATTGGAGAGAAGAATTTAAAGGTAAGAATTGTGGACAAGTATTTTTACATTATAACAAAGCTAATTCAAAAACAGCTAAAGAAAATTATTTAGACAAAAGACCTTTATTAGGTGCACCTGCTTGGTTTAAAGGTGTTAAGTTGACAAAATCTAAAAAATAGTCTATACATTAGACTTGCGAGGGGATGATCCACCACAGATTCCCCTTGCTTTAAACATATTGAAATCACACACAATTTGCTATAATACCTAATAAACAGGAATTTTATATGCTACAAAAAATAGGGTTTCAACCTGGTATCAATAAACAGATAACACCTACAACAGCAGAAGGTCAATGGACTGACTGTGATAATGTACGTTTTAGATATGGCACACCTGAAAAAATAGGTGGGTGGAAACAATTAGGGGATGATGCTCTTACTGGTGCAGGTAGAGGTCTTCATCATTTTGTAAATAGTAAAGCTAGAAAATACGCAATTATTGGTACAAACAGAATTTTATATGCATATTCAGGTGGTGTATTTTATGACATACATCCAATTAAATCTACAACAACTCTTTCAAATGCATTTAGTACAACTAATGGATCACCAACTGTTACAATAACTTTTAGTGGTGACCATGGTATATCTGAACAAGACATAGTTTTATTAGATAATTTTAGTGCAATAACTAATTCTAATTATAGTGCATCTGATTTTGATGATAAAAAATTTATGGTAACAACTGTACCATCAAGCACAACTATTACAATTACAATGCCAGGTAATGAATCAGGGTCTGGTGCAACAACATCAGGTGGTATTAGAGTACAACATTATTATCCTGTAGGACCTGCTGTACAAGCAAAAGGTTTTGGTTGGTCACTTGGATCATGGGGAGGTGAAGTAGCAGGAGAACCCACAACTACATTAACTAACGGTATTAACGATTCTGTAACTACAGGTATTATATTAGGAGATGTATCACAATTTCCAGACTCAGGGACAAACTTTATTAAAATAGATAATGAAGAAATTTCATATACAGGTATATCTGGTAATGAGCTTACTGGTGTTACTAGAGAAGTAAGAGGTACAACAAAAGCTGCACACAGTGGTGGTGCAACAGTTACAAGCACAACAAACTTTGTAGCATGGGGTGAAGCTGCATCAGGTGACTTAGTTCTTGAACCTGGTATGTGGTCATTAGATAACTTTGGTGATAAAGCAATTTGTTTAATTCATGATAGTGCGTGCTTTGAATGGAACTCTGCTGCAACAAACGCAGAGACAATTAGAGCAAGTATTATATCTGGTGCACCAACTGCATCAAGACATATGTTAGTATCTACACCGGATCGTCACTTAGTATTTTTTGGAACAGAAACAACTATAGGTGATACATCAACACAAGATGATATGTTTATTAGATTCTCGGATCAAGAAGATATAAATACATATGTGCCTACAGCAACCAATACAGCTGGTACACAAAGACTGGCCGACGGATCACAGATCAGAGGAGCTATCAGAGGTAGAGATGCAATCTATGTTTGGACTGATACAGCATTATTTACTCAACGTTTTGTTGGTCAACCATTTACTTTTGCGTTTGCACAAGTTGGAACTAACTGTGGATTGGTTGGACAGAATGCATGTGTAGAAGTTGATGGTTCTGCATATTGGATGTCAGAAAACGGTTTCTTTAGATATGCTGGTAAACTAGAATCATTACCTTGTTTAGTAGAAGACTTTGTTTATGATAATATAAATTTAGAATCTGGTAATCAGATGGTATCAGCAGGATTAAATAATTTATTTGGTGAAGTAATTTGGTTTTATCCAACAACAGGATCATCGGTTGTTAATAGACAAGTTACATATAATTATTTTGATTCATCACCACAAAGACCGGTATGGACTGTTGGTTCATTAGCTAGAACTATGTGGGAAGATTCTGCAGTATTTGGTAGTCCACATGCAACAGAATACGAAGCAGGAACAGATACATCTTTTGATGTTGTAGGCAA